CGCATCAATCGCCGGGAGCATTTGTCCAACCATTACGCCACTTTCCAACACTACCTGATGACCGTTTGCAGTGTTGGCTACGACTTGGCTCATAATTGACATAAGACCATCCAGTTTAGCTTCCAAACGGCTTGTATCGCCCATGCCGCCACCATTGCGCCAAACAGAAGCGTTGGTAGCATTCAAAACAGCTTCGTCTTTGTGAAGGATTGCTCTGTACCCATCGAAAGGAACACGGTCTAGGCCGTCTGCGTGGCTACCGTCTGCGCTGGGCATCACCGTACCGCCGCTGTTCACATATGTTTCCAAACCCGAATAGTCAGGAACAAGGCTTACCGTTGCTTCAAGCCCCATTTCATCAAGCTGGCCTTGTAGCTCCGTTTCCGCTGTTTCGTCAAACCATGTATCCTCAATGGTAATGCTGTAATCACCTTCTGAAAGGGCGGTAGATACATCGTTTCTAAACTCATCAATTGCAGCCTGAGAAAGCCCAGCCGCTTTCATGGCTTCGACTTCGGGAGTTGTATCAAAGCCGCCATCATATGCATACAGGTAATCGTATGCAGCATCTTTCTGCGCATCCGTCCACCCGGCATACTTACCAGCGTTCCTTTCTGCAATGGGCTTGTTTTCATCAATTCCAGCAATAAATTCTTCGTGTCGCTCGTCATAAGTCCCAGCCATCCACATGATAAATCCAGCGATAGCCGAAAGGGCAGTCAGGATAGGATGAGTGGCAAGCCCAATGCCAGCAAACGCAAGTGCGATTGCTGTTAGTGTTCCAGTTAGTGCGCCTTCGTTCTCGACAATCCACTTGAAAACTTCAATAGCACCGTCAAAAAACGTGCCGGAAACCTCTCCGGCAATCTCGCCCAGTTTTCCGAACACTTTTTCAAGCACTTCTGGATTGTCTTGACACCATTGCAAAAATTCAGACAGCTTTTGAACGATAGGCAAAAGCACTTCTTCCAGAATTGGTTGACCTACGATTGCTTGGAAACGTGTCCACAGGCTTTCAAGGTTCTGCATCTGGTTAGCATACGACCAAGCTTCTCTTTCAGCCTGACCCGTTATGCCGGATTCTGCAAATTGCCGCTTTGCTTCGTTCAAACGTGCAAACTGTTTCGTTGCTTCGTCAAGCTGTGACCATTCCTTTGTATCGCCAATCAACCCTTGTTCCAATGCCCGTTGTGCCATCTGCGTATCATTGGCAAACAGGCCGATTGCTTCACCGCCCTCATAACTGCCGTTGATAAAACTGTTTAAGTGGCTCATAGAATCGTCCAGTGAACGATCCCAAAAAGCTGCTGCATCAGAAGCCATTAGCAAGCCATCGGACGCTAAATCAGTTGCTTCATCAATGCCATAGCCAAGCCCCTTGAATTTGCTTGTCAACGAAGTCATGTATGGCGTTAATCTGCTTGTAACAACGCCCGTTTGGTCTGCAATATGCTGCATCTTCGCTTGTGCATTGTCAGAGTAATCACCCATGATCTGTTCAAAGGCAGATTCTTCTGCCGAAATGGTTGCATACGCTTCTACACAACCATTTGCAAAATCCTTCACCTTATCCAGCGAAAACACAAGCGCAGCCGTGGCGGCTATATTTCTAAAATGTTTTTGTACCTTCTCCGAAAAAACAGATGTTTTTTCGCTTGTATCGTTTAACGTGGCTTCAACGCCGCTTGCATCAATGGCGATTGTGCCAAGCAGCTTGAAAACTTCTGTCATTTCGTTCACCTTCCTTTTGTGGTGCTGAATCGTTCCATTTCAAACATTGCCTATATTTGGTTCTGTTCATAAAATGGAAAAAAGGAGGTAGAAAACATGAAAAATGCATCACGTTTCCTTGTTGTTTTGTTGGTTGTTATGCTTTTCGTTCCTTGTGCTTTTGCTAAGACATACGCAGATTTGCAGGAAGAAGCAAAGACAATGTTTGCTAATCACACAGACGAAAATCTTGTTGCATTATATGAATATGCAAAAATCGAAATGGAACGCAGAGGACTGCAACCATTAGGGATTGTAAACCCGGAAAAGGAAACAACTGTACCACCCGGACAATATACAGTCGGCAAAGACATCCCGGTTGGTGCGTATACAGTTAAAAGCGCAGGAACGTTTTTCGCCTTGATGTACATTTATTCTCCATCTGGAAGCCTTGTTGCTACTTACAACGTAACACCTTCAACTAACATTGGAAAACTTGACCTTGAAGAAGGGCAAACACTTCAATTTACAGGTGATACGCTCACCTTTTCGCCATACAAAGGCCTTGGATTTTAACAACAAAGAGGAACGGCAACCGCCGTCCCTCTTTTTTATCGCACGTTCCCACGCTGGGCATATACCAGCCTGTCAGCAAGCCCGGTATCCACCGCAGGAAGCAACTGCCCAACCAGTGCATTTCCATCAAGGGTAATATCACGGGGCATGATCTGGCGTAGCAAATCCCGCAAAAGCTCATTCTGTTCTATGATGATTCTGCCAAGGTTGCCATTCTCATTCTTTACAGCAACCGTGACATATTCCATCAGCTTAGATACAGGCGATACAACTTCTGCCCCAGCTTCGCCTACACCCTGTAAGCCTTGCCGGGTATTGAAGATGGTTGGCTTGTTGAAGATAACGCCGTCCGCATTCCACTTTACATCAAAGGACGGGAGCTTGCCTTTGCCAGCGATACCATAGGGAGCCTTGCCGCCGCTGACACTGATTTTCGGTATCTTGAAATTGCTGAAAATCTTGCCAATACTTAGCGGGAACAGCCCTTTGATTTTGTCAATCGCTTTTTTCACTGCTTGCCATGCGCCGTCAATCTTATCTGATATGGATTTCTTAATATCTCCGAACCACTTTCCCACATTGGATACAACGCCTTTTAGGTCATTGAATTTGTCTTTGATCCACTTGACAGCAGATGAACAGGAAGATTTAATCTTGTCCCAAAGTTTGATCCAGAAGTTGCGGAAGCTCTCATTGTTCTTCCAGAGCGTTATAAACGCCGCTACAAGGCCGATAACAAGGCTTACAATCAAGCCTATAATATTTGCCTTCATTGCCGCATTGAGCAGCAAAATAGCCGTTCTAACGCCAATTATCGCTGCCTTTGCCTTGCTCATGATGGATGACCATTTCAGAATCACAACAAAGGACGCTGCCGATGCAGCAGCACCAACGATGGCCGCTTTCCATTTGTCAACCGTGCTTTTGTTGTCCTGCATCCATTTCTTTGCGTCCTTGACCTTTTTTATCAGGTTTTCAAGGTGGGGGATAGCAGCCGTTACCATATCAGCAACAGCGTTTTTGACTACCGTTAGAATAGGCTCGCCAACCCGCCCAAACTCCGCAAAAGCATCCGTTAGCCGTTCCTGCGCTTTCCGGGCTTCCATCACATCCCGGTTTGTTGCCTGATACTGTGTAGCTGCATCCCCGTAGGTGTCTTTCAGCGTTTTCATGATCAGGTCTTGCCGTTCTTCCTCAGTGGTGCATTTCTCAAGTTGAGCGTTGAAATCGTCAACCGTGATACCTGACCATTCCAGCGCATCCGCAAGGGAGCCTTGCACTTCACCAAGGGAAGCCGTGTGATTGACCGCTTCAAACAACCCTTCAAGGGGAAGGCTTGCACCGTATGTGGCAAAAATGCCCGTGCCAATCTCCGTTAAGGTGTTCATTTCCTTTTCGTTATCAGCTATCAGTGCAATATGTTGCGCAGCTTCTACGGCCTGTTCGGTATCACCAAGCACCGCATTCAGTTCTGAATAGGTGTTCTTTGCTTCTGTAGACGAATGCCCGGATGCCTGAAAGGCACTATCCAATAGCCCCATTTGCGCCCGGTATTCTCTTGTACCTTCAATGGCTGCAATCCATGCGCCGCCCAAAGCAACACCAGCACCAACCACCATTTTGCCCAGTCCAAGCGCAGCCCGTCCGATACCGTCAAGGGCTGTATTGGTTCTGGCGTTGGTATCCTCCGCTTGGTTTGCGGTATCATCCAATGCCCTGTTGGCCTGTTCGTTTTCAATGGCTATTGTGCCAAGTAATCTAAATAGTTCCACGCTTCACCCCTCCCGTTTTAGGAAGGGTCAAAACGCCTATCATTCCGCTTGTGGTGCTGCTTTGAAGTTTAACCAAATACCCCTTGATTCCTTTACAATGTCCGCTGTCTCTTGCTCTGTGGGTTTATCCCTCTTGCTATCGTCCACGCTTGCCACAAAATCCGCATAGGATTTGTCATGCACCCGGAACAGCCAAACATCCCACAACATTTCTTCTTTCTTTTCTTCGTTGTACAGGTCAATCACCTTATCAACAAATTCAGAAAGTCGATGCGTCAGGATCATACTGTCAAGTAACTGCATGGGGCTTGCGTAACGCTGGAAAACAAGGTCAATAAACCTTAAATCCCCTACTTGAGCAATCCGACAAGACGCTGAAAAAAATCCTTAAATTCCGGCTTTTTGAACACATCCATGACCATTTCCACGAATACGATCATGTCAAGGCTTGCAATGTCCTTTACCTTCATGCCAGTAAGGCCAGCCATGAAATCATAGATTTCGTTCTGACAGTCGGGGATGTGGCTGGTTACCAGACAGGCAAGCTCAATCATCACCTGCATACCGACTGCATTTGCAGCGTTATCGTCAACTTTGCCGTCTTTCATGGTATCAGCAAGCAGCTTTTTCAACTCAGCAGAAGAAAACATCTTCTTTACTTCATTGATGCCAATCTTGTTGATAATACGCATCATTGCGAACAGGTCATTTGCATTCAGACTGCGCATAGTATAGGTCTTTTCCATGTTCGTTCCTCCTTAAAAAGTAAGGGCAGGAGCAAACGCCCCCGCCCTGTTTGTTAGGCTTCAGTCGGATAGTAGATATGCCAAGGCAGAGTATCAGCTTCGGGGCTGAGGTCTGCAAAGCATTCAAAGGTGAACTTCGGCACAGCCGCTTCCTTGTTCTTGCCTTCCAGTTCAAGGCCGCTGGTACACAGCGCATTGTCAAACACAATGATGATGGGCTTGCCCTCTACGGTCTTACCCACATAGCCCAAATCCGTTACATAATCGCCTTCATTGATGATTGCACGGCTCTTGATCTCGCTGTAGCCAGTAGCCGTTTCAGATGCAGCTTCGTCACCGATAACAGCCATCTTGAGGATTTCCGGCTTAAGTTCAATAGGATTGATTTCAAGGGTGGCAGTTTCGCCAACCTTAACCGTCAGACCCTTCACCTTTACCAGTGCGCCGTCTACAGGCACATCGTAAAATTCAGGCACGATAGACAGCTTGGAACCGCCAGAAGTGGCACAGATAAGGGATTCTTCAAAGTTCCAAGCGTCGCTTTCAAACTTCAAGCCCTTATGAATAGTGCCAGCACCCAGCATAACCGTCTTCGGGGTATCGGCAGTGATGCCGCTGGACTTAAATTCAGTACCAATGGTAGCCATTTATTCCACACTCCATTCTTGTACAGATAGATTGATCTTGATGCTCTTTAACGCCATATCCCCGGTTGGGACTTGCGTTGTTGAGCCATAAAAAATAGCAATCCCGTTCCCGTTGGGAAGGATTGCCGTTTTTGAGATATGCTTTTTGATTTTTGCTTTGGCTTCTTCAAGCAGCATCCACGATCCACGGGTATAGCCCCGGAGGATGAATGTGCTTTCTTGATGCCCGTTTTCTTCCCACGTTTGGGAATCGTGTTCGATGTAGTCCCCGGTAAAGTAGTAGCCTTCATCAGGCCAACCATTCTTGTTCCACCGCATCAACTCATAGGGGATGCCGATGGACTTTAGCAGGTTTTCAATGTATGCCAGTGCTTCAATACTCATCATTACAGCCCCTTTAGTTTGTTTTGCAAGTCACGTTTTGCTTTCGGGCTTACTGTAGTGAATGCTTTTTCAAGGGTATAGTTTGGCTCACGACCATTCGTTGCATAGGCTGTTTTCCCGTACTCTGCCTTAATGTAAGCCGCTGCCGCCTTGGCTTCTGTTTCATCCCTGTAATGGGTGCTTTCTTCATTCCTTGGTTCTTGGCCAGGAATGTATACCCACCAATCTTGACGGCCTTGTCTGCCGCCGTTCTTCTTTGTGTCAGCATGGGAGCCTGTGCCAAACTCTTCCCAGTAGGCCTGCTCCAACGTGTTGCCGACCTGTGCAGTCTTGCTTGCTTCGTCAACGTTATGGCTGTAACTGTCCCGCAGGGAGGTACGTTCGGCATTCGTCCAGCCCTCTGTGCTAGTGTTGCGCTTTGCGCTGGATTCTACAGCAGACGCAGTTTCATGCAGCCATGCAACAGCAAGGCTTTCAATTTTCTGCTTTACCTGTGGGCTGTAATCGTGAAAAACAATGTCTGCCACATCACAGCCCCCCCGTAAACCTCAGATAGATTTCCCAGTGCCTATGTAGCCCCATAGGATCATCAATCAAGGTCACATCGTAGGGCAGTCCATCAACCAGCATACGGCAATTCTCAGCCGTTATACCCTGCAACGGCACATAATCGGCAATGAAAACATGGGTGGATTCCTGCACCTTTGCATGGTAGTTGGTATACCGTGAATCGCCGCCAGACAGGTCAAGGAAGCCTTTCAAGGTCTGCGCATCCTGCCAGCTTACAACATCCTCACCAATGGCGTTTCGTGTGGTTGTTTTGGTCTGGATGGTTGCTTTTACATTGCCGCCAATCATACCATCAACCCCTGTCCGAAACGTGCCTTCATATACGGCTTCAGGAAGCCCATCAATGCAGCCGGGTAGCCAGCAATGGTATTTGCCGCCGTCTGGTCAACATAGGTCACAGAATGCCGGGAAAGGCTCTCAGACGCAATGCCAACCTTGTCACGGTTGCCCAGTTCCCATTTAACAAGGTTCACCACACCAAGCTTCACATCGGCAGGGTAGGCGATGGAATCACCCACCCTATACCGATGGAAGTTGTTGTTGGTGTACCCTTGAATCATGTTTTCCATCGCTTCAAGCCATACGGCAAGAACAGCGTCCGTTTCATCCGTTGTTACAAACGTTCTCAGTTCCTCAACGGTCATGATCATAGGGTATCAGCCCCTTACGCCTTGGTCTTGAGAATAACGACCTTGGATTCATTGGTCAGGGCAGGCATACCAAAGGCAGTGCAGATAACCTTATCACCCACGCCCTCTTCACGCTTATGCTCAACCAGATTGCCACGCTTGAGGAAGTAAGTCACGGCGGGCAGGTCATCTTCGGTTTCCGCATCGTTATTCAGCTTGATGATGGGGTTGAGGTAGAAGCCGTCTTCCAGCTTGACCTTATTGGAAACGACCACATCACAGCCAGCAATGCGACCAATGGAGCCGTTCATCATCACGCCGGGGGCGAACTTGTCAGCAGACAGGAACTCAGTGTCCTTGCGAAGCTGGGTCTTCTGCTTGGAATGAATCAGAATCACCTTGCGGCTATCCTCTTCCTCACCGAACATATCCACGCCATCCACGATAGCGGAATACTTGATAACAGCACTGGAAGCATCCACAATGTTCTTGGATTCATACAGCACAGCCACACGGTCATTATCCAGCTTTTCAGAGATGGACATAGCAATCTGGTTGGTAGCAGTACCCATAGGATTGCCATAACCAGAAAGCTGGGCTTCGTCAGTCAGCATAACGCCCTTACCAATCTTCTTGATGCCATACTGGGCAGTGGTAAAGGCCATCTTAGTAGTATCAATGGGCTGGCCTTCCTCAAGGTCTACAGCTTCACCGATATAGCCCCAACGGGGAACAGTCACAGTAGAGCCGGGAACACCGCTCAAGGTGTTGTCAACCTTGATATAGCCAGTCATAACAGCCTTCTTCTGAACCTTGGC